TTTTCCGACAAGCAGTTCAGTCTAAGAGGAGACGTTTCTCTTGTTCTGTTCTTCTTCGGTCATATACCCGTTACATCTCACCTGATGCTACTGAAAAACAACTCAGTAAATTCTTGCAGGGTGTAACGTCAGATGAATGTGATTTACCAAATCACATTCTAGAAGGTATGCTGAAAGGTGTTAAACAGTTGGGTGTACGTTTAGTAAAACCTATTCGTCCATCCTTTCTGTGTTATTCACCTTCTTTTGGAAAACGAGTCCCTGATTGTTATGGGAAAACGCATCCAGAAGAATCGCATTGGTCTTTTCAATGGGAAACCATTGTTAATACCAAGACAGGTCGATTCCTTCATAATAAATACCCGACAATATTTAAGGAAGTATTGAAAGGTATTAATATGTATCAAGAGGGATATCCTTTCTCTCCTGATGGAATTGATTCTGTGGGAAAGATTGGTTTGATACAAGAACCTGGTTACAAGCTTAGGGCAGTTGCTAACCCTAATCGTGTTTACCAAGTAGCCTTGTACCCCTTAGGTGATATTATTTACAAAACCTTGGAGAAATTTCCTTGGGATTGCACTTATAATCAATCTAAAGGCTTTCCTGCAATTCAACAGCATTTGCAACAAAATAAGCGCGTACACTGTGTAGATCTTACGGGTGCGACGGATTATTTTCCGTTGTCCTTACAGATCATAGTGCTTCGTTCTATGTTTCTTGGCATGGACCTTGATATTTCTTTATTTGAAGATCTATCTCGGAGTTCTTGGATTTTCCAAGATTCTACCATTAAATGGACAAAAGGCCAACCACTAGGCCTATATCCATCTTTTGGTTCTTTTGCCTTGACTCATGGATTATTACTTTTTTACCTTAACAATTATAGTCATATTAATGACTTTTTTGTTTTAGGTGATGATGTGATAATCCTGAACGATAACCTTGCAGATAAGTATTATAGTTCTTTAAAGGAACTACAATGCCCAATTTCTGAATCTAAATCAGTGACTTCCTCAATAATGGGGGAGTTTGGTGGAAAACTAATCTTTCGAGATTATGTTGAACCACAACTGAAATGGAGACAGTTATCTGATGATAATTTTGTGGATATCATCAAACTGCTTGGTAAACGCGGTTTACGACTACTTCGTCCTCAACAACGTAAAGTTGTTAAGCTTATCTGGGATATCCCCGACTTTGTTGGTGGTATCGGTTTTAATCCAGAAGGGTTACCTCTTGAAGTCAGATATGAAAAATATCTTTCCTTATTTGGTAACGACGATGGTACTTACCTAATGAGCTATGACCGGAAATTTCAATCCTTTTTCTTTAAGGAGTTGAAGTATCCAAGTAAGAATCGCATTATTCGCTCGTATTGGAGCGGATGCGCCTTACCTGATCTCGACCAGAGATCAGCAGCTCTTGT